TTGTGTGTTTGGGGTACACGCAAGACCCGTGCAGCATCCGATGTAACCGCAGGGTCGGCAGGGAAATTACTTCGGGCGCAAAGAGCCTTGAGGCGTTCTGCTACAGGTAGCCAGTCATCTAGGCACACTGCCTCTTTGAGTGGCCAGTACACATGCACACCCCTACCAGAGTTAATGATGGTGGGACGTGGTAACGAATAAGTCTTACAAAACTGCTTTAGTGCTTGCATGGCTTCTTGCTGAGAAGCGAATTCTTTGGATGGGCCGCAATCAAGATCTAGGAAGAAGGACTTAAGATGTTTTACGTTATCGACTTTACGCGATTTACCTTCGTTGAACGTAGCTAAAGCAAAATAAACATCGTAATCGTTATCATCTAGGTCTTTGGCGGCACTGACTAATTGGTCTATGGAACCATAAAACTGTTGGCTTCTTTTATCTTTGGAACTGTTGGACGCAAAAATACAATATAGCCCACTGCTCGATAGAACCTCCTTTAAAAATGTTGTTGTATCCATAAGCGTAGATCCGAGCGACACCACGGCAGGGGCATTATTACGCCCTCTTCGACTAGTCTAGCCGTGGGTATTGTTTTAGGAATGGGCTTCTTCTCGAAGATACCCAAAGTAATTAGGACTAGTCGTCCCATCCATCAACAAGTGCACTCAAATCTGCCGCTTCTTTCGGTGCTGCCGACTTCACCTTCGCCACTTTCTTCGGCTCTTTTACAGGTTCTTCGACATCTTCTACATCAACTTCTACTACATCAACTTCGTCGGCTGTCACCGGGGCAGACTGGGTAACGTCTGCAAAAGGACTTACCTCTCCGCCAACGGTGAAGCCTTCCACTGCATCAAACGGGGATGACGCTTGTAGCGGTACGTACTTGGTGACTTGCACTGCTCGTAACCGTAGTGATACCCCTGCTTCTCGCATGTTGTATGGGAAAAGAACGACCGCAATGTTACCAACACTGCCGGTAGTCAAGGCAAAATCTTCATCTAACTCCTTGTTCCCTGCGTCATATTGCTTAGGCTTGCTGGTAGCATCTTTACCGTACGCCCCTTTCAACGTGGCTTTACCAATAAACATACCGTCATCAGTCTTCTTGAAAGGCATCGGGATCTTCTCAGGCCATTTAGCCTCACGCTTCTCAGCGTATGCAGCCGCCATAGCGCCCATCAATTCTTTAGCCTGTTTATCGTCCATCTTAAACTGCATCGAGTAAGAAGCACCGTCGTCGAATGGGTCACACGGCACACTTCTGTTCTCCGTATTATCAAAACGGTAGGTCTTATTGATACGTGGGTATAGTACTTCAACACCTTTTATAAGGTAGTTCATATATGTTTCTCCAAACATTTAGTCATTTAATTTAAAACCGTCAACCTCATCGAATGGGGAAACACTTCGATCTTCTACCGGCGCAACAATTTTAGTCATTGCGTTAATAGTATCTTCGTGATCCTGCATCTCTTTGACAGTCTCTAGCTCCTGCTCTTCTAACGGACGTATCGGTCTGAAGAAGAGTTTTGGTGTATCGCTACCTTCGTCGAAATAAATCTTCGATATGACAGCGATGAAAGGCGTCTCACGCGCCTCAAGGTACCGTGCATAAGCACGTAGGGGCATTTCCCCTTTTACCGCGTCCCCAAATATAGAAGTCGGGGGTAGTTGTAACTGATAAACTGTTTCCAGATCATCCTTTAAAACGACTGCCAAACGCTGCACAAAACGACATGCGCGCCCAGAGCCTTTCCCAGAACCTCTAATATTTTGAACACAATCTAAGCAACGTCCAGACTGCCGTTGGGTGTCTGGTACGTCTAAAGCAGGGTATTCGGTATCGTTAGACCAACAAGTCGGTGCAACTATTTTATCGGGGTCGTACTCATTTTTATAATACATCCTAGACGTATAAGCAACGCCAATGATGATGCACTCGATAGAATCTAGACCCTCGGTGGGTATACCACCAAACTTCTTGTCCTTAATACCAATTCTTTTAACGTTAGTTTCCATTAATAATCTTCGTCTGTATCCAAGTCAGGGACTTCGACCCGATCATCTTCTGGACTTACTTCATCCCATGTTGTGTCAGGTGCATCCTCGTTCAAGTCACTAAGTAGTGCTTGCGATACGGCATTCAAGTCGTACCTGTAGGTCTGCCCTATATGAATGTAAGTATTTTTCGGTATACGCCCTTGCTTCATCCAGTTACGGATCAAGCGTTCAGATACCATAAAGTGTTGAGCGACTTCTCTAATTGAAACTAATGCGGGTGTCATGGTTACTTCCTTCTAACGGATATAGTGTATGTGGAGTTTGAGTTAAGACCTTTCGGCAACAAGTCAGGATTCGACTCAAGAAATTCTCTCATGTTCTTCTGGTTTAGGCGCTTGTCCAACAGTGCGGGTTCTCCGTGCTCAAGAATAAACTTGTGCATTTGGTCCCAGTCGCTAGTCCAATACGTTTGTTTAACCGTCCGATAGAATAGACCTTCTGAAGTCTTGACGCTGCTAACGTCATGTTCTTTGCAGTGTTCCAACAGAGCGCCCTTCACCGCGTCCAATTGTTCTACAAGAATGCTGTCCTCTTTGTCGAATTCCGCCTTCAATTCAGACCGTCGATCCCGTATTTTTATATAGGTCTTGACCAACTTGTCTAAAGGTATAGCCGTTTCGCTGCCCATTTACATCTCCTTAACTTGCCGAACTGTTGAATATAATATACTTGGCTGTCCTACGCAAGTATATCATTGTATAAATCAATCATTTTTGTATGGATATTGATTTTATTGTCCAGCATTGCATAAACACGTTTTTCTATGGACGATCCTTGCAACTGAACCACGGTACACTTATGGTCTTGACCTGATCTGTGTACCCGAGCGTTAGCCTGTGCGTACGTTTCTAGTGAACTGGTTGGCCCCCACCATACCACCGTATTCGCAGCCGTCAGGGTCACACCGTGCGCTGCTGCTTGGGGTTGGATCACTAACACCCTAGGGTCATCAGAATTCTGGAACTGTCGGAAGATCTGCGTCCGTTTAGCCGCTGGTACATCACCACGAATGACTGCTGTACTGATGCCGTCAGCTTCTAATTTGTCAGTAAGAATGTCTATAACATGCCTGAAAGGCACGAATACCAATACCTTCTTACTAGACTCGTCGATTACCTCGCGCAGGACTTTGTACCGGTGCTTGATATCAAACTCTAGCGTGTCTCCAGTATCGGTGTAGACTGCACCGCAGGATATTTGTAGTAACTTGTTCATGTTCACTGCTGCATTAGACGCAGTTACCTGCTCACCTGCTGCGTCCATAATCATTTTATCTCGTAACAAGTTATAGTATTTGTTCTGCTGTCTGGTAAGTTCAACTTCCCGTTTTACATACACCATAGGCGGTAGGTCTAAACATTCTTCTTTGGTAAACCGTATGGCCGGTTGTAGCACACGGAATACGGTATCGGTGGCGTTGTCTTTGGGTACCCACCTAAAGTTAGTAACTTTAAACATGACCTGATCGCGGAACGAACCGCCGAAGCGGGGCACTGCCGCAGGGTTAACGAGTTTAGCCAAGCCATACGCATCCACTGGGCTTTGTGCCGCAGGGGTACCGGTCATCATCCACAACCATTTTTCAGGGGTCATCAACGCGTTGAGCGTCTTCCATCGTTTGGTCTGGGGGTTCTTGTAGTGGGTCGCCTCGTCCACAATGATTAGGTCAAAACCACCATTTGCCACGGCGTCCGACACAATCTCAACACCGTCATAATTTATTATCACGTAATCAGCGTTACCCTCAATGATCTCCCTGCGTTTCTTCGCTGATCCATAGGCCACGTCTACTGTTCGGTGCATTGCAAACGTGAACAGATCATTACGCCACGCGGAATCCATGATAGACAAGGGACATATAATCAACACCCGTTGGATACGACCCACATTCATAAGGTAATCTGAAGCCCAGATCGCACTAGCTGTCTTACCCGTACCCTGCTCGTTGAAGCAGAACGCTCGCTTGTTCATGGTCATAAAGGCAGAGGTTGTTTTCTGGTGCTCAAACGGAGAATACTTACCCGTCCACTTATACTTCCCTTCAATAGGGGATGGCACCTTGATGTTTAAGTTCTTCAGTACATGCGCCTCGTCGATACCCCACTTAACCACTACCTTGTTATCAGGTAGTTCTTGGCTCTTGGGTATGACCGTCGTTACTTTTTTAGGGTTGCGAAGCCGCAAGAGCAGCGCCTTGTTATCTAAAATTTTCATATATTTTCCTGCTAGAAAAGCCCTGCTTCGTCCACAGATAGGGCTAGGTCTGCGATATCGGTATGAACTACCTCTGGACTAACCTGATTTTTGCACCCTATAACTGGAGGATATAGGGTACGTTCTTTAAAGACGCATCAGGCTCAACGTCTGGTAGACTTCTTCTGTCTCGCAACAGG